AACAAGATCGCCTGACTGGTCCTCTTGCTTGTTCTTCAACTTCACATCAACCAGCTCGATTATTTTGTGCTCTGATGATGTTGAGTCTACGACTATCTGATCGATGCGGAACACGTCGCTCGCTGCAGCCCCGAAAGGCCATGCGAATGGATACCCAGGCTGACCGATACCAACTGCGGCCGTCGACTGCTCAACGTAAGAATCGTCATACTCAACCCTGAAACCGATCTGGCCAATCTTGCTCCCCTGGAATTGTGAAAGGTCAATTATCTTTGGACGCCACTGCAGGGAGTATCCGTAAACCTCTTCCTCGTTCTCAGTGTAGGACGTCTCGCCGTAACCGAAAATCAATCGCTGCCCGATTTTGCCAGGCTTGTAAAAGAACGTCAGCTTAACAGGGTCGATCAGAACCAAATTCAAATCGAACGTGAAAGCTTTTCCATTCGCGGTAACGTCATACGAAGCCTTCAACGAACCGGCACCGAACAGCTTCTCCTGTGAATCGATCGACAGAGTAATCAGCTCTGAATTGTAATTCCAACCGGTCAAAGTGTCGCCGTTGTAAATTATCGAATTCCTTCTGCGTGGAAGGGTGATAACCTTCCAGAGTCCGATTGGATAGTATGCGAAAGGAACGCCAGTTACTTGTATTGTCGTCTTGGGATCTTTCGAATCTTCAAGCAAAGCCTCCGCGAGCGCATCGCAGAGTGCATTTCCGAAATAGACAGGAACGTCCTTGTCGGATTCGAGCAATCCAATCTCCGCGATAGAAGTATCATCCTGGGCGAAACCACCATTCTTGAAACCTGCCTTGACCTCTTCCTTTCCGGCCTTACGATTCACAAACCAGCGATTCACTACATCGTTGTCGTTTCTGATTTCGTTTGCCTGTTCGAATCCGTCGTATCCAATGATTGCAACCGCGACAATGCGCTCCTCCTTTTCACGGAAGACGATCCGAGACTGCGCGTCAACGTACAGATAGAACTCCGGAGCAACCTCACGCATCAGCTTAAAGAACTCATCGAGCGCCATCCCGTCCAAATCCACAACGTCGCCGGTCACTGCCTGCGGAGAAGTTTCGATCAGAGTCGGCACTCTTGAAATCGGAATGTTGTCCATATACTCGCTGATCACTTGAGCAATCAACGTGCTGATTCGAGTCGTAGGGTCCGACCATTCGCGCGGGAGAATCGTAAGCAATCCAATATTTAGAGACTGGTTCTCTCCTGCAGGATTTAAAAACTTAACATAGTTGGTTCCAACGTCTGAGATTTCGAACCTTCCATCGTTGTCGCTGTTCTCTGCATTCGAAACAATGCAAACGTTGTAGAGCGCTTCCTCTTCCGTATACCCAAGTGGATCCTGCGTCGTTACGGTTACAGTGTTTCCAGAAATGGAAATCGCGTCGATGTTGTAGATGTTGATTCCAACTTTGAGAGCTATCTTTCTTTTCTCTAGACGCTTACCCATCCCGTGGCCTGAATACTTCCAGCTCTCGCCTACTTTCTTTTCTGGGCCCGGATACTTGAAAACATAACCACGGAACACGCGCACGTCTCCGATCCAGAAAACAACCTCTGCGAATCGGACAATCGGGAAGTCCGGCTCTTCGTTCAGCTCAAGATTAAAATCAATCCCACCCTCTGCACCATAGTGGAATTCATAGCTCGCGACCGGAACCTCTTTGATATCCAAACCGAGGTCCCCAAGGAACACCCTGGTCGGTGAGAACACCTGAATCTTTGCAAGGCCAATGTCCGGAGGGAATTGATAAACGCGAAACTTACTCGCTTGTTGATATGCGTTCTGACCGTAAGCGCCAATGCCGTAGCACGGTGCGAGAATCCTACGAAATCCCATTTAGTAATAAGTCCTCAACCTCAGATCCCCAGCAATCGAAACCGTCCCGAGTCCGCTCTGGCTATTGTAACGCAGAAACAGATTGCGCCGGTCAAACTTCAACGGATACCCGAATGCAACCATGTCCTGATTGATATTGCCGTCCAGATATGCCTTGCCGGTCTCGGAGTCCAGGGTGATTACCTTTCCTGTCGTGAAAGTTAGCTCTGAAACAAGAATCGAACGGAAGACAGAGAAGCTCGAATCATCGTTAAGGTTTCCTGTCTCGAGCGAGAAAATCAGATCCGAGTCGGCCTGCGCCGTGATTCTGATGATTGGGAAAATGTCCTCACAGTATGCAGGAACCGTGAATGATGACGTGTTGATGGCCAGCACATCGCCATCCGACATGAGGACAGGACCGAATGAACTCGGAGTGATATCCTCCCAGAGAGAATCGAGCATATCCAACTCGATCGTGCAGTCCTTGAAAATCCTGAACTCATTCCCCTGCATGTGCTTTGGTTTGAATTCCCCATACACGCGAACGCGACTCTGGCGCTCGATGTTCTCGCAGTAGAACGGAGCGTCCTGCCTTCTGAAAAATGAAGCAAGCGTGTTCAGCATCAGATATCCGTCCTCTACTGTCGGAACGGCCTGGTCGAATTTCAGGGTGAGCTTTCTTCCGCGAACGTGCCCGTCACCCAGAAGGACACTGCCCCCCTGGTCAACGCGCGGAATCTTTGTGTAAGAACGATCGCCCCCAGGAAGGTCCGGCATGTAACGTCTGTGCGAAATATCCAGGACGTCGCCGTAGCGGTTCAGGATTCGGTATCTAAAGGAACGTTCGTCTGCCATCTCATGATTCCAATGCCGTGCGGACCATTTCACCCAGGTCCTGATTCAGTCGGCTTTTGATTTCTTCGTAATCGTCGCGCGGGTCAAAGTGATTATTGATTTCCACTTTCTCGATCCTCACTCCGTTCCTTCTCTCTCCGCCTACAAGCTCTTTAGCAACTTCTGCTTTGAGTGCGCCAAAATCTTTTCCAGGATTGCTCATCGGAATGTGCATCTCTGCGTCTTCCGATCTCCATCCATTCCCAGAAGCAGACCCCGTAGAGATACCGCCATCGTCGAACAAAGGTGGTGGTGGATACTGCTGACCGGCCACGGAAGACATTGCGCTCGAACCTGCAGCCAGAACCAATCCGGAAAGTGTCGCAGCCAGAATCGGACCGAGCACCCATCCTACTACCGGGATCGATGCAGCGAGCAACACGCCTGCCTGAACGGCATTCAGAACACCCATCGCCATAGAGGTCCCGATCTGGACCATCTGTGCTTTTTTTCCGATTTCGAATGCAGCTTTGCCGGCTGACCATTCCTGGAGCTTAACCATTTTGTCGAGCTGCGCTTTTTTGTTCGCGGCCTGTTCTGCAGCTGCTTCCTTCTGCTCCTCGAGCATTTGAATGTGAGCTGCCAGGTCATCCTCGCGCTTCTTCCGATCGTTCGCTTTTTTCTTTCCGTCCTCCTCAAGGTCCTTGTTCTTTTTCTCGATGTCTTTCTGCAGACGCTTCTCTGACTGAGCGATCAATTGGTTTTTCTTGTCTTCGTTCTCAGCGAGTAGACCTGCCTTCTTCGCTTCGAGGTCCATACCCTTAAGGCCACCAGCCTCGAGGATTTGAACCTGCTTCTCGTAAAGAGCATCGAGCCTGCCGAATTCTTCCTCAAGCTCTTTGTCCAACTCTGCGCGACGAGTTTCTGAATATGCGTCCTTGATTGCTTTCAGGTTTTCCTGATAGTCAGTCTCTTCCTGGAGCAGCGCGTCCTTCTGAGATTGCAGCGCTTCAATTTCTCTATCGAGACCGGCCTGAGCCAACTCAAGCTCTTGGTCTGCAAAGAAATTGATAGCTCCGAGCATGAACTGATTGTCCTGCTTAAAGTTATTCAGGCGAGTATTTGCGACCGCAGCCTGGGCGCTGAACAGATTAGCAATCTGGCTGCCGATCGCTTCGACCGCGCCCTCCATTGCTTCGATGCCTTCCGCATACGCCTGCATTTTCTTTTTAAAGTCACCTTCTCCGAATGCTTTAGAAAAGGCAGCTCCGGCATTCGTGATGTTCTCGTAGAGCGTAACGAATTGGTTATTTACTTTAACAACTTCTGCCGCCTTCTTGTTCAGATCATCCTCAGAGGATGGAGGCGTGATATTCGCCAGCGCTTCTGCTGCAGGCTTCGTCTTCGTTACGATATTACTCATGGTCTTCGCAACGTCTGTAGAAAGGTTTCCAAGCGCAGTACGGCTCTCTGAAATTGCGCCAGTGATAATCCCCTTCGCACTATCCCAGTTTTTAGCCATCTTGTCAACGGCCAGGCCCATCCCCACAATGTTACTCGTTGTGGAAGCTGCAATGAAATCAAGAAGACCCTGCCCGAAAGGGCTGTTGATTAGGTCAATGAATGCCTTAAAATTGATCGATAGAATCCGGATGATTGTCGCAAGGGTATAGAATGCGACGAGCAATGGAGCGATGGTGTATTTCAATCCAGTCGCAACAAGGTCCACGTTCTCGAATGCCTTAGCGATGTTCCCGAAAACATCCTTCGTCGGAGCCAGCTTATCCCCGAGGCCACCTACCAGGTTCGAGAAAGAAGAGAAAGCGCCGGTCGCTACAGTCTTAAAATCCTGAAACGTTTTGATCGCTGGCCGGAAGAACTCGATGAAGTCCTCCCAATTGTTGTGCATGTAGATGATCGATGCTGACACAAGCGCAAGCAGTACCAGAACTGCTCCGATTGGATTCGTAACGAAGGCAGCGTTCATGGCAGAAGCAAGAATCGGTAGAAGAGTAACGAGACCGTAGATCGCACCAGCTACCAGACCAATCACTACAACTGCAGCGCCAAATGTGAAAACGAAATCCTTCGTGCTATCGTCCAAATCTTCCCACGCAGCAATAACACCTTTCGCTGCGTCGATTGCCAGCTCCATAGCCTCTGACTGATTCACCCACTGAATGATGGACTTGCCTACAACGTTTCCAACTCCTTCAATTCCAGCCTTGAGAGTGTCCAGTCTGTCGTTAAACAGATCTGCAGCTGCCGCATCGTTCTCAGAGAACACTTGCCCGAGCGCCTTTGCCTCCTCCATGAGCTTCCTGATTCCATCCGGTCCTTCCTTCAAGAATTCAAGATACTGGCCTCCGGACTTTCCGAGTGCGAGCTGTGCAATCTGCAAACGTTTAAGTGGATCCTCCGTCTTCTGAATTATCGAAGAAAGATCCAGCATCAGATCCGTCTGGCTTCGCATCTTACCATTCACATCGAGCAGTGCAATGCCGAGTGCTTCCAGGTTCTTACGCTGCTCAGGCTTTGCCATCTTCGCCATTCCGGCCGCGAGAGTTTCAGACTCTACGCCACCGAGTTTAGCTGCGAATGCCAACGCCGAATAACGGTCTACAAGCTCGCCTGCAGACCTGGCCAACTTGGTATTTGCTTCGATTGTGTTTGCTGTTTTTATCGTGAGGGCCGCGACTCCTGCCACGGCAACACCTATACTCGCTGAGAATGCAAGGGCAGCATTCTTTCCACTGGTCATATCGCTGATGAAATCTTTTCCATCGAGCTTGATTCTTGCGACCAGATCCTTCAACGATCAACCTCCCTTCTTCTTTTTGTCGGCTTCTTCTTTTGCCTTTTTGCGCTCATCGAGCCAAGCATGCGTCCGCAGAACAATTTCCTGCGTTTGCGACTTCGACCCCATCAACTCGCGCCTTCTGTCCTCCAAATCATCTACGTATTTCTTTCTAAGAGTTGTGCCTTCATCCGAAAGAGGCCCTGAGAATTGAGCAGCCATGATTTCCTGCATGTCCCTCTCAATATTCAGAGCCTCCGCAACTGCAATGTAGTCCTCCTGCTCATCCGGCCAATACCCAAAGACTTCCTTAAAGCTTGGGCGGGTGAGAATCAGAAGGCTTCTTATTGCTTCTCTTTTTTTTTAGTCTCCTCAGCATCGGAGTCACCTTTGCCACCAACCTGAACTTCAACTACGTAGTTCAGGAGCTGTCTCAGATACTTCTCGTCCTCCAGATCCTCGAGCCAGGCCGTTTCCTTTTCTGACTCGTTGATGCGGAGACGAATGACTCCCATAAGGTAATCGATCGGAGAAACATCGTTTGCCCGTAGCTTATTCTCTAATGCTACAATCTTCTTGTCGCGCTCGCGCGCTTGCTTGATGTTCAGTTTTGGGATTGTGATTATTTTCACAGTCCCATCTGACAACTCCACTTCGACGGGCCGGTCTGAACCCGGCTTTTCAAGTTTGAACTTTCTCATGTTTTAAGAATCTCCCCGGATTTTCCAGGCTGTAGGACGCCCGAGCGGACTCAAGTGGTCCGGATCTGGCTTCGCCTGAAACTTCACAGGGAAATATCTCTGAGTCTTTGCATCCCACGTCAAGTCCGCTTTCTCTGGCATAGCTGCCGCCAACCAGAAATCCACGATTCTCCAAGCATCAGTAGTCACGATGTTTGTGTCTGGATCATACTCTTTGAAAGTGATTTGCATGCGGGAATCTTCTGTTCTGTGGCCACGGGCATCCACGAAATGAACAGCAACCAGATTTCCATCTGTGTCGAATTCTCCCTCGAGGCATGGGTGGATGAGAAGCATAACGTCCCAGGTTGGTTTTGCCAGGCCCAGAGTCAGAATCGTCTGGCTCGAGCTTGCAACGGACTCGTCATCACGATCGCCATAATCCGCTGAACGCAGACCGATCCATGTCATGTCGATCTCCCATTTGATCTCGCTGGTGGGTCCAGCGTCGATGTTCTGGCCACCGGAAGTCTCCGTATCCAAGAACAGTCGGCCAGGGCCGAGTGCGTATTTACCGTCGGCTAAAATTCCGGGTGGGTTTGTGTTTCCAGGCATGAGCAGTGTCCTCCGCTTATGCCCTCCCCCACCGACAGAAGTGATTCAACGTCAAGTTTTTTTAGAACGTTCTCACCAATACGGTTTTGGGATGAACAGTCGGAGCCATGATTGCACAACCAAACTTCTCCTCAATCCAACCCCTCCACTCCTCTGGATCGAGCAAAGTAACGTGAGCATTGCGGCCGTCCGGAAGCCTCGCGCGCGCGAGCTTGGTTGCGATTGTAAAGATTGCGTTCTTTGATTTCAGACGAATCTCACTGAGGACCTGGTCAACGTGGCGCATCTCAATGTGCTCCATCACATCGCAGCAAGTAACCAGATCGAACTGGCCCTCTGGCATTTCACGATAGGCTCTGATTGCAGGATCGAAGCATGCGAGACGTCGCGCGCCATCGTTCCAGAAGTAATTCACGAAACCAGACTGCCCACACCCATAATCAAGAATCGATTTTGGATTCATGCCACGAACCAAATCGCCTATCTGGTTTAAGTGGTCCGCCGCAGTGACTCCGTATCTCTTCTGGTGCATGATTTCATATTGCCCAATCATGTCTCTGTAGCTCGGCATATCCTTGGTGAATGCGGCAGAGAAAATATCAACGCGACCGGCGAGCGTTTCCCCGTCCGTCTGCTTCACGCATCTGAAACCGTACATCTCCATGTAGTCGATGAAACCCTGAACGGTGAAGTAATAGAGATGCTCACCAGGCTTGTAATGCGTCCAAGAATCGAGTTTACCCAGATCCGGTATCACTGGAATCGAAACGAACAGAAAGCATGCATCCGGAAGCGAAGAGAGCAGCGCCCCGGGGTTCGGTAAGTGCTCCAAAACATCCCACATAGAAAACGCATCGAAACGTTTCATTGCTCTCTCTGGCGCATACTTCCCGCGCGCGTTAAGTGCATCGATCGCAGACGGAGCGATGTCGTGCCCCCATGTGTTAGGCCTGCGGTCCAGGAAATCACATTGCCCGACACCGATATCCAGAAGCTCGCCATCGCCGTAAATAGAAGATACCAGGTCAATGCGGCTCTTGTTAACTGCCTCCAACCTGCTCAGGTTGTTGTGATAGATTTTGCATTTCTCAATGTAAGCGTCGTCGTAGTCTATCCGATTCGACAGATCCGTTTGAAAGGCTATGCCTCGCGATTTAATGAAAGATACGTCGCCCTTTTCGGTTGCGAGAAATCTCTTTATAAGGTTGTCCAACTCTCAAAATTCCTTCTCCCCGAAGAAAACAAAACTCACGAAATCAAAGACGACAGAACTCGATCGGCCTTCCAATTCTTAGGCCAATTCTTCTTGATATATTCCAACTCTAAATCCGGCCTGTGCCTGATAGGGTCATCAGGATTTTTTGCAAACCATGTTTCATTGACGTTATGCTTCTTCGATGTGAAGAAATCGAATCCCGTAACGTAGACAGACGCGCAATCGAACCCCATCACGTCCAGCAAGCATGCAAATCCAGTCGTTGGCTGGTGCCCAGGATACCTTTTATCCGCATTCTTGATGCGCGAAAAATAATCCATGTACCGCTCTTGCGTTGGCGCATACACGTCGCAGAACCACCAATTCGCCCGATCCGAGAAAACGTAGCGGTAGTCAACTCCCAGATTTTTACGATTCCGAATGTGCCAATCTGTTGTGAACGGAAGCTTACCGTCAAAGAGTTTGCACATGCAAAGGTAAACGCCATCCTGCTTTAACTCATCCGCCTTCTTCCGCATCGAAGTGCCGTAGAAAGAGAAATGCACGTCAGTCCTGGAGCCCTGCTTGCTCGGATCTACGATTTTGTAGTTTTGGATCCTGACAATAATGTCGTGGCTTTCAATGAACCGGCCGTCGTTCTCCATACTGGAAGGTGCCGAGCCGACGATAGCTACCGATTTACCTCGAAAGATTTCGGCGCACTCCTCGTATTTCAGGAATCGAGTCTTAGACATTGCGCTTCCACTTCACATACTCCGCCATTTGCGGTGGGCTCATCCTCTTCACTTTCTGGAAAACAGCGTCGTTCTTATCTGCAAACGGATTCGGCATTCCATTGTCCCTTGGTCGCCAGTGCCTCAAATGAAACACGTTGCTCACAGTTCTCTGGAATCTGAAACCCATTGCAGACCAACGGAAAACCGCTTCCTTGTCGATTGGACCATACTCGATCATTTCCTCGTTAAAACCACCGGCGGAAACCCATGAGTATCTGCGCGCCATGATGATATAGCCAACCGTGAGCTTCTGATCGAAGCCCTCGCGGTATTTAACGGGGATCCTATCGACGCACAAATCCTTTTCTAGAATCGGAAAGCTCGCTTGTTCAATTGCATATCCATTCATGTAAGGCCAGACGAAATCCCATCCAGACTCAAGAATCTTTGCAGCCTCGAGCAGTGATTCCGGACGGTCCAGGATTACATCGCCACACCAATGACAAACAAGCGGAGTGCCGGAAGCCTCCGCCATCATGTTCGTGTATTTTGTCGAATGAGACAGATATTCATTGAACGGAAGGACCGCGTCCACTTGCGAGTAAGCCCATGAATAATCCAAAGAACCGTAGCTGTTCACAGCCAGTAAGACCTTCACATCAAGGTGCTTTCTGATCCACTTAAGAACAATTCTCAGATTTTCAACTCTGTCCGGATGATCATTCATCGCGTGAATCATGATGGTTGTGTTTTTCAGATCTATTCGCAAGTTAAACCTCGATCGTATTCTGCAACCAGGAGCGGACCTTCCCGGAAATGTCCTTCGCATCGTCCCACAATCCTAGCTCAAGACATCCCTTGCGCGCGTGACGAAGTAGAAGCTTCTCCGGACATATAGAGCTGATGAAAGACTCCTTAGATGTGCGAATGCCAGCTCCAAAAACAATCACTGCTGGTGTTCTCAGGCATTCGGAAAGAGGAATGATCAGAGAGCATTGTCCTACGAACACGTCTGCGATCGTTCCAACGTCCATAAGCTCTTTCACGGAAAGCTTATTCCTCAAATCCATATTGAAAGGCAAATCGTCCAGAGATTCCCCGAGACCAACCTTAACGACAAAGGATTTCTCAGGATTCAAACCTTCCAGAACCTGACGCAGCGACGATACTGTTGGAATCATCTCCTTTCCGAAATCGTCCTTTCGATCCATCGGTGGACGCAAATGCTGCAGGAAAACAATCTTCCTGGGGCCAGCCTCTGCCTCAATTCGATCGAGCAAATCAGGATTTGTAACCTTCCACTTGAAATCAGGATCGATCGACTTAGAGAGTCCTGCCGAAATGAAGCAATCCTCAAACTGACAGGTGCCCTTCATCCGCCTCCTTCCGGAGTAGTGCGCGATTACGTTGATGCGCTGCCGAGAGAATGGAGAGATATCGAAAGTTCCATCTGAAAACCACTTTGATGAAGTTCCGTTTTTCAGTGCAACGGTGTGCGGCCGCAAGTGAGTGAACACATCCGGCCAATCCGTGCAAACCTCCAAGTTCTTCTGCCCCTGCGAGAGCAGATACGCGACAACACCCTGCAGATAGATGGCATCGCCCAATCCCTGACCGCAACGAATGCGGATTTTTCCGCTGTTAGATTGTCCCGCCAGCAAGTGCCACCTCCAGATCCATGAACGGAAACTTTTCCAGGTTTGTTTTTTTGTCCGTCGTGTAAACGTTCTCAAACTTCCTGAATTTTTCGAACAATGGAACAGTGTTCTGATACCGGCGCATCAATTTAAAATCCGCGTCCTTCATCGTTGGAGCACCACGCGACTTGTTCCACAGACCGAACCCGCAATCAATTCCTACCAGGAAAATGCGTGAGGCATTCCCCATGTGCGCTGCGTTCAGTGCAGCGAGGCCAGAAACATCAGCCAGAAGAGACTCCGGAGAGCGAGAAATGAAGCCGTGGACCTGGCCAAACCTAAACACGTTTCCGTCGGCCGGCAATTTACTCTGAGGACCGGCTAGGACTTTGAAGCTCTGACCAAAAGGCCAATCCCCAGGCATGCCAAGTCGATCCGGCAGATCCGGATCGAGCATCACGAACATTGTCGGCTCTGGAATGAGCTTTATCTTTGCTCCCATCACGATCGTTGTTGCCTTTTTCAGTTTCGTGAGTGTCTTCTGCGGAAGTTCCTCTGCTGATTTCCCACCACCGATGATGAAAACATCTTTCCCTTTAAAGAAACCTTTGAGCCAACCGTTTCTCTCTTTATCTTGCGCGCGTTTTGATCCGATGATCATAAAAGTGAACCTCTACTTTTGATTTTTTTATCTTACCGACTATGAGTCCGCCATCGACGAGCTTTTTGGGTCGCTTATAGCTTTTGAGTTTTCCATTTTCTCTGATAAGTTCCAGGACTCTCGGTCCCACAATGACAGATTTCGATTCTTGCCCATCGTAACGAAACTCACCGCATGCATTCAGGATGTCCCATAATGGATTGTCCCGCATATCTCTGAGGCTCTTCCTCATGCCGTCTAGCTTTTTCCAGATCTCCTTCTCTTTGGCCATGAGTTTTGTCAATTCTCGGTCCTTGAAATGAGGCTCCATCTTTGCTCTGATTGATTCCAGATCCGCGTGAGCAATGTCCATCAACTCGACGATCCCCAGGACGTGAGAGAAAATCTGATTCCGGCTCAGCATGTAAGAACCTCGTCTACCGGCAGCCTTGGGAAGCAAAGCCGTCTCCCATCACCGTCCTGCGCGACAATATGACTCAGATTCACAATCCGATCGGATATCTCCGCGAATTTGTTATAGTGCTTAATCTGCTTCACGTAGTGTGGCATGTTCGCGGAGCGCCCATCCATCCTATGCCCAGGCTTCGAGTGACTGACATCTCCTTCGTAACCTAAATCAATCCCAAGCAGATAGATTTTGCGAGCGCCAGAAATAATCGCCGCATTTATTGCGGCCGCACCCGAGTGCGTAGCGTAATAAAGCTTTTGCGGAACCTTTGAAGGAGCCTTTGCCCCAATGAATGTGAAACAATTGGCGCGCGTTCTAAGTGTGCATGAAGGACCGGCAATAATGCGATACGGATTATCCGCGTACGGGTCCACCTTGAATTCTTTGTTGAGCTTGATTTCTCCAACGAACGTTGCATCCACGAAAACCCAAATGTTGGGATACATGCCAACCTCTCTAAGACGAAAGAAGGCCTCACATACAGCGATTACCTTCTTACCTTTGAGCCGTGTGTAATCAAACGTTAGGAGACTTGGTCCGTCTCCGAGGACAAACACGTCCTCATCCTTGAAATAATTTTTGAGCCAATCCACGAAACCCTCCCCGGTCTCAGTCTGTGATTTCCCTGTAGCCTTCCGCCTGGAACATCATCGAACAGAACGTAATATCTCGCTCCGTTTTATCTTGCTTGCGAATCTTTGTCATCACCAAATCAAACTGCTTGCAGATTGCTGTTGTCGAAGTCATGAACGGAGCCTGTGGATGGCATAGAGCATCTTCGATCAAAGCTGCGAGCGCATCCGCATCGTCCTCAGACGTCTCCCCTTCGCAGTACACCGTAACGATAAATGATGGCGATAATTTATAAGTGTGCAGGTCTCTCTGCTTCTCTGCTGGCTCTTCGAACGAGTTAACGGTCACATACGGAAGCTCTGCAATTGCAATCGGGTCGAATCTTGCAGTGGAAACCTTTCCAAGCAGATCTGGAATTTCCGTTTCAATAGTTGTGACGATTGCGGCCTTGAGCGCGACTCTAAAGTTCATATTCCCCTACAAAGGTCCGCGCTTCTTTAGAACCAGAACATGACATCCAGTGCCATCTGAATGCGGACTCGAAACCACGTAGTCCGTCCCTCGGATGGTTACAACCACATTCCCAGGAACACATTTGTCGACGAACGACTCGCCTGTCAGCGCCTCGATCGAAGGAACGAATACAAGAGCTGCAGAATTGTTACTCATCACAGCCACGCCCGTCTCAGGGTCGGCCGTTTGATAAAGCTCATTGAATATGCAAAATGAATCTACGTCTACGGTGGGAGCACTTGCCCGCGCGGGGTATCTGATTCGCATGGGCTCTGAGAATTCGCCCAGCTCTCCGTGGATGGCAGCGTGCTCTGCTGCCATCCCATCGAGAAAATCCTGGCTCACGCCTTACGCATCGACCTGCGCTACGATAAACGCGTCGACTTGGTGAGGACATGGGAGCGGACGAGAAATCACTTCGAGAAGCTGACGTGACCCGTCCTGTGAACGCCATGAGTGCGGGAACCTTGCAACCGGCGCCAAAGAATCCAGGTGGTCGATTGCCCCGTAGAGCATCTCTGACCGTGCTTCCGGAGAAGCCAAAAGGATTTTTTTCGCAGGAACAAGATCCACAGTCGTAGGCGCTTGCGGATCGGTCCAATCGTCACGGATTGTTTCCATGTATTCGAAGATGTCCAACCCTTCCACTCGTCCAACAAACACCGCGCCATCTGGGAGATAGCTCGGATACTTGATTTTGATTTCCACCTGATCGGAGCGAGTATCCTTCAAATGGTCCTTCACCTCTGCGTGAGAAAGGAACATGTCGATAATGTCCGCTGCGAAAATCGCCATCGTTGGAACGAAATCTGAATCCTTCGCAACCTTTCTTTTCAGAAGTCGCAAAGTTTCCAGAGGGTCGGAACCGGAAGCATCCCATAGACCACCGTAACCAGAAGTCACCTGGCCAGAGGTCACGTTGTGATCAGTAGCACGGCCGAAGGAAATCGCTGTGGCATTCAGTGCATTTCCGAAAACGTCGCGCATGATAATCGCGTCGTTGAAAATGGCCTGAGAGCACATATACTCCTCAGTGCGCCCGATCATATCCAGGAGAGTCAGCATATCCTCTGACAGCTGCTTTTGAGCGCGCTGCATTGGGGTGACACCTGAATACAGAAGCTCACCTGGCTGACGTTGGAACGCTTGGCGCGCAGTCGTAACCATGAAAGGCTTCATCGGATATGGCTTATACGTGCGAGTGTCGTATGATTGACGCTCGACGAATGTGCCATCTTCGTACAGCTTCACGTGAGCCGCGCGACGTTGCTTCTCTTTGTAGATGTCAATATCTACGGCTTCGGTTGTGAAAGTTTTCTCGCCGCGAAATAGTGAGTTCCGCAGAAAGGCTCTTGGCTTCCTTGCTTGCCGCAATGCGGGAAGCATGGAACGTGTTTCTAAAAGTGTCTCAATCGACATTCAAACCCTCCTGGGAATTTTATTTTAGTTCGTGGTTGGGAAGTTGGTGTAGATTCCGTAGTTCCGCAGCTGTTCGCGCACGGTGTCCGTCATCTCGCCAGTGGTAACAAATACCAGAGCTTCCTCATTGAAGCGGCCCTGATCGTAAACAGAACCGACCACGTCTCCGCCACTCGCGTCGACATCCTCAAACATCACGTAACGCGCATCGTTATGACCGCCAGCCACGGATGAATCGTATGCAACGACCTTTCCTGTTGAAGTCTGAATCGCCGCTACTTGGCCGCGAGCCAGGACCTGTCCCGAGAGAACAGTAACCCTGCGGTTAGATGGCTCCGGATTGTTGCCTGCAATAAGATTGTCAGGCGTTGAAGTTTCCAGTAAAGACATTCGTTAAACTCCTACAGAGGAAGCCTCACGCATAGCCTGAGCAAGTCCCTCTGTCACTTGCTCGGCTTCTGACCCTTCGGTCTGTGCAGAACGAAGGTCCTGCGGCATGAGTGCTCCATCCGCGCGAATGGCTTCTTGACGAGCCGCGCGGGTAATCTTCGTCGCCTCATGGATTCGCAAAAGCAAATCGGAAGCGCTCGCAACGTTTGTATACTTGGCATCCTCTACGAGCTTCGCATGAGCGGAGTCAACCCCAAGGGCATCAATGGATTGGATCCTTTCTCGCTCTGCCTTCGCACCCTCGGCAATGCCGCGAGCGTAAGCCTGGTCTGCCGTTTCGCCATGTTGTTGTGCGACCGGAGCCACCACGGGAGCTGCCGCTGCTGGTGCAGGCGCTGCAGGTGTTGCCACAACCACTGGAGCTGTTGCGACTGTGTTCGATGTTCCTTGTTCCATATTTCCTCCGGAAAGGGAGCCGAGTGCTTCTCGAAGGGTCATGATTCCGTCAGCGAGTTTTTTCTTTACTGCTTCCATTCCCACGATCACACCCCCGCGCCCGAATTCACTGAGGACTTCCTCACGGGAAACGTTGCGCCCTAAACTGACTTTCCCCACAAAAATTTCTGCTAGAGCGTCAATCGTTTTTTTGATTTCCGCTTTTCCCTCTTCCGTTTCGAGGTTCGGACGCTTCATCGGAGACTGTGTTGATGTGAATGTGTACAGCTTGATTCCATACTTCTCATACATTCCAGTGTAGTCCACGTAGGTGGCCACAACACCAATCGAACCAACCTCACTCGACTCAGACATCAGAATGAATGAAGCCTGCGATGCGATCCAGTATGCCGCAGAACATGCAAGGCCCTCGACAGAAGCAACCACTGGCTTCTCTGATTGTTTCACTCGATCAGCAAACTCGCCAGTGCCAGCAACCTCGCCACCAGGAGAATCAATGCTGAGCATGATAGAGCGGACCATGCTGTTCGATTGGAGTTTGTCCCAGGCTTTATTAATAACCTCGAAGCTTGTTCCTCCATACCACCATGCGTCCATTTCAGACTTAAACAGCGCGCCGCTGATGCTCAATACACCAACGGTTCCATTGATCGAAATCAGATCGTCCTCTGGAGACCAATCCCCAGAGACAGACGCTGCCTGAATCTTGGCTTGATACTCTGAAACCTTGCGCGCCTTTTCATCCAGAGAGAACCGCGCGTCAGTGTGGCGAATCAACTCCATCGCCCGATCTGTTATCGACCAATATCTGACTTCGCTATTTTGGCTTGTCGTCTTTTCCAGTTCCATTCTCGCCCTCTCCTTCTTTGCCTTCTTCGTCCTTCTCTTCTTCACCAGGTTCTCCTGGTTTCTTTTCAGGACCTGCCGAAACCGCGACCGGCACACCAAACACGACACCCATCTCTTTAGCCATGCGCTGCTCTTCCGCGAGCGCCGTCACAATCTGCTCGAAGTCCATTCCTGTTAGACCTGCAGCTTCGAGTGTGCGAGTTGAGAAGCCTTCGCTCACCTTCTTGATTGATGCTTCAACTTCCTTTAACGGATCGAGCAACCCTGCAGCGTCTCCGTTCCAGACTGAGCTGTTCCATGCATCCCTTACAAATGGATCCTGCATGTAGCCAGGCAAATCGATCAGGCCAAACGCTACTGCCTCATCAAGCCAACCGGAATACGTTGTGGAATTCCATTTGCGATTGAACCATGAGCGATCGATCTTCGCCACCTTCTCCCAATCGATACGGGCACCACGCGATGCGCTGTATGAGGAAGAGTAATGCCTCATCAGAATTTCGTAAGGCATCTCCAGGCCCATGCCTGCGAATTCCATCATGCTCTGCATGAATCCACCAAACGCAGTGTTTGGTCTTCCTGGTGTTGGCATGCTGAACTTTTCACCAGGTCGCAAGTGGTGAATCAGTCCAGGGCCGACGTCATATTTCGGTGGACCGTTGTTACCGTCTTCGCCGCGTTCTTTGAACCATTGTGTCAGAGTTGATTCAAGCGCGTCGTCGTTCTGAGATTCGACAAAGCCGGTCCAGAAAGATGAAATGACCGTTGCCATTGTTTCAGCATCCAGATATCTGCTGAGTTGTTTAATGTGGCTCGCCATGATTGCGAGCATTGGAACACCCCTGCGTGAACCAGGACGGTCCTGACGCATGAGATGGACTACGTTCCTTCTTCCGGACTCCTTCCCGAACGCGGATACATACTCCCACTTGTCCAGGAAAAGCTCCTTCCTGAATCGGAACCAATAACCAACCGGCTCATCCATCGGGCCGACCTTCACGCCGGAACGCATTTCAATGTTGTCCATCCTGTAGTCAGGATTTGAGCAACGGTCCCCATCAAGGACCTTGACCCTGAATTCGAAAATGGATCCTGTGCGTTTTACGCGCGGGAACATCGTGAACGAATCCCCAGAAATGAGGAAGGACCGGTAAGCCTGGTCCTGGAGCTCATACAGATCGCATTGCATCGAAGCATCCGCTTCGCGCACCCACATCTCCCACAGACGCTCGATCTGATTCGTCTTCTCGCGCACAGCCTCCGGAGAAAGGCCTACGAGTTTTGGGTTAACTGTGCATTGCAGCCTGAGCCCCGAGCCAATGACCGCTGATGCTTTCGTGCGAACAGCGCCGCCACCAATCGGACTGTTACGATACAGATCTCTGGAACGCTCACGGATCTTTTGCAGATTTTGAAGCTCGTCGTCCGGGTCTCCTGAGAATGAATTCCATCCGAGATTTGTCTGGGAGGACATCGATCCGGAATCGTATGGACTTCCTCCACCTCCCATCCCGACCATTCCATCAACGCTCGCGAAGAATTTACCTCGGCGTTCCAGGAATTGAATCTGCTGCTCTACCTTTAGCAGCGCAAGTTTGTCCTTCTGGACTTCCAGTTTGGTTCTACGGCTCATCGAAAGTCCCTCGGGATGGCAACTCTCTGCGGCCCTTTACTGGTTCCATCTAGCCGGCTAACGATTCCGTCCCAGTACATCATCTCAGCTTTCAGCGTCTCGAGCTTCTGCCGAACGACAGTGCGAGATGAGCCGCCATTCATATACGTGTAGTTTGCTGCAGTCAGAGCTGCACGATATGCATCTTTAGCGGTCTGTAGATTTGCCTGTGCCTCTGCGAGGGTCCATGCCATGAGGTCCCCCACAACCGCATCTTAAACACGGTCAAGAACTAATCGTCGTCGTGCCAATCTGGTCGCAATCCTCCGCGACCTCCGCCTCTTGAATTCTGTCCTCCACGCAGGTTAGAGATGCGATCAGGCTGTGCTTTCGGAGCGGGGTGAATCGTTTCAGTGATTCGCTTTTGCAGTGACTCTTTCCTCTGGCGAGACATCAACCCCATGTCCTCTTCTGCCTTGTCCCACATTGCCTCCGTGTAACGGTCCAAAGATAAACCGGCCGCAGCCATACGATTGTAAATCCGGCAATCAAGTGCTTCGTTCTTTTTTCCTTCTGGCAATATCCAAACGAATTGCGTAGTGCCATCCGCTTTAGTTCTGGTGACCAACTGCTCCGAGCACATCTGCTGAAACCAAATGTCGTCGTAAGCAGGGAAGTGCATATACCCTGGCGGGAAAGTTCCGTCTGCATTTCGCTTGAGGCGAAGCATCGTATACAATTCCATCTTTGCCATCGAAACACCGGCGCCCCACATCCTCACACCGTTCGCAATTCTCTTTCCGCGAATGTCGATATCCACAAACTTCGGCTGCCGTAAAATTTGCGTGAGACCGTCCATGCCCTTCACAGCCATCACGCGCCCGGGCGGATGACGTCGCGCCCAATCGTAAACGATCATCGTATATGCAGACGAGTCGATCGCAAGCATATGGATTGGAACGTGCCCACCGTCCTCACGCTCGAACGTTTCCATGAGAACACTGTCCAACTTTTCCCACGGGTTCTTTCCTGGATCCTCATCGTCCGGATTTCCCCAGATAGTTCTGTAGGCTACCGACCACGTGGTCTTACCTCTTCCCCATCCAACGATTTCCATCTCGAGACGGTCCTTCTGAACGTCCACGCCTGCAGTGAGGAAAACGGCGCCGTTCGGAACAATGTTCTGCTGATAAGTTTCTCTGCGCGCAGCGACAATCTCCCAATCCGGAGCGTCCCCTCTTTCCTCGAACGTCTCTCCAAGAACAGTGTTCACAAACACTTTCAGCAATAGACGGTCTTCCTTCGCTTCGAGGAATTGCTCTACGCAATCAGACCATGACAACCAACCAACCGGCGAGTATAGAGCAGAGAGATGATAGCCGACCAGGTCCTTTGACTTTGATGTTGCCGTCGCGCGCCATTCACCATTCGCAAGCATCGCCTGCTTTTCATACTCCTGCATCTTGTGACCGCACTTGATGCATTCATAGTGCGCAGACTTCGGATTGCCACTCTCCCATTTGACCTGAGCCCAGACGAGTCTCTGCATGTGAGAGCATGACGTGCACGGAACGAAGTAGTAACGTTTGTCCGTTTGTTCGAATTCGTGCTCGATGTTGCTCGCGCCCTTGATTGTTGGAGATGAGCAGATATATATTTTCTTTCCTCGGAAGTTCCGCGTCCGAACCTCCGCAAGTTTTATGACACTACCCTGGCGCTTAACGTCCTTTGGATACTCGTCAACCTCATCCATGAAAAGGTATTTTACAGGCTTACCCTTAACAGCTGCCGAAGTCTCTGCGCCGGTCAGACCAAAGGTCCCCATAGGGAATTCTTTTCTGAGAATCGTGCTGCCGCCCTTCTTCGCGCGCGACTCCCGCACCTTTCCTTTTAGAGCAGGACTCTCGTCGATCATCGGTCCAAGCCTTTGATTCGAGTAGTCCCTCGCGAACGTCATGTTCGGAAGAATATAAAGCATCGGGCCCGGAGACACATCCATGCAGTAGCCAATCCAGTTAAGCCCTGCCTCTGTTCCGGCAATCTGACTGCCCTTCATGAAAACTACTTTCTTAAACGGAGAAGTGGAAGTGAGAGCGTCCATGATCTCGCGCATGTATGGAACGCGCTCTGTTCTCCAGGGACCAGGCTCTGGTGATGATATGTTGGACAGAACCCTCTCAGAGTCTGCCCACTGCGATACAGTCAGATCCCGATCCGGCGCGAGACCTTCTCTGCCAGCTTCGAAAACGAAATACTCAATCTTAGTTTTGCTTTTTGGTTGCGTCTTCGATGACTTTGCCATTTGCCAAGCTCTCCAAAATTGATTTAGATTCAGAATCCCACACAGCCAGAACCAATCGGTATATCGTGTCAGAGTCTAACTGAGAAAGGATACTCCCCGCGCTCTTCCCAAGTTTCTTCTTGATCGCCTTTGCGATTAACTCCTCAAGCTCTGCAGT